CATGCTTGCGATAGCGCAAGATACATGGCTTTAGCAATAACCGAACTACCAAGAGAAAAAGTTGCAGCGCAGAAAACAGCTGTCAATGATTACTTAATACACGGAGAAATATAATATGGGATTTTTAATGCCAAAAGTATCGATGCCAGCTTTACCGCCAGCACCAGCACCTATGCCTGACCCACCTTCTTATGAAGATGCGGATAGAAAAGCAGCCATAGCAGAAAAGGAAAGAAAAATAAGAGCTGCGAGAACGGGAAGAGCATCTACTATTTTAACATCAGCTAAAGGTTTAGAAGATGATGAAACATCAACAAAGAAAACTTTATTAGGAGGATAATATGGGAGGATTTTTTAGACCAAAACCACCAGCGCCACCAGCACCAACACCTACAAAGGTAGAGGTTTCTCAGGCAACATCTTTATCACAAACAGATATGGCAAGAGGTAAAGGTAGATCATCAACAATTTTATCTGGCGCAAAAGGTTTAGGCGACAACGCATTAACAACAACCAAGAAATCATTACTCGGAGGATAGATGGCAGTAGAACCAAAAGCAAAAATGGTTATTGAGAGATATAAAACTCTCAAAGCACAAAGGGTTACTTGGGAAGATCATTGGCAAGATATTGCTGATTATTTCTTACCAAGAAAAGCAAACATAACTATTAAACATACTAAAGGCGATAAAAGGCACGACCAAGTTTATGATGGTACAGCCACACACGCATTAGAATTATTATCAGCTAGTTTAAATGGTATGCTAACTAATACTGTTTCCCCATGGTTTATATTAAAATTTAGAAATGAAATTATAAGTCAAGATGACGAAGCTAACGAATGGTTAGAAAGCTGTGCAAAAGTTATGCAGCAAGTCTTTGCTAGATCAAACTTCCAACAAGAAATATTTGAATTATACCACGAACTATTAGCGTTTGGTACGTCTGCAATGTTTATTACAGATGACCCTAAAGATGATTTAAGATTTAAAACAATTCACATTTCAGAAATATTTATTACTGAAAATGAAAAAGGATTAGTGGATAGCTTAACTAGAAGATTTCATATTAAAAATAAAAACATTCCATTAATGTACCCAGATGCAGAATTACCAAGATCTATAATAACAGATATTGAAAAAGCACCTTATGATGATGCTGTTATATTACATTCAGTTTATCCTAATGAAGTTAAGATGGGATATGACAATAGTAAAAATATGGATTGGGTATCTTGCCATGTTCACGAAAAAACAAGTACATTGTTAAGAGAAAGTGGATTTAAAGAATTTCCTTATGTCGTTCCAAGATATTTAAAATCTTCTTCAAACGAAGTGTATGGCAGATCGCCAGCGATGAATGCTTTACCTGATACTAAGATGTTAAACACAATGTCTAAAGTTTCAATCAAAGCAGCTCAAAAACAAATTGACCCACCTTTAATGGTTCCTGATGATGGTTTTATTTTACCAATTAGAACTGTTCCTGGTGGATTAAATTTCTATAGATCTGGAACTAGAGAAAGAATTGAACCATTAAATATTGGTAGCAACCAACCTTTAGGTTTGCAAATGGAAGAACAAAGAAGAAAAGCAATTAGAGAAAATTTCTTTGTCGACCAACTAATGACAGTACAGGGTCAAAACATGACGGCAACTGAAGTTATGCAAAGAACTGAAGAGAAGATGAGATTGTTGGGTCCAGTATTAGGAAGATTACAAAGTGAATTACTACAACCATTAATTACTAGAGCTTTTAATTTATTACTTAAAAATAATAAATTACCTCAAATGCCAGAAATGTTAGGAGAACAAGATGTTGAAATAGAATATGTTTCTCCTTTAGCCAAAGCTCAAAAAACACAAGAGCTTTCATCTATCATGAGAGGAATGGAAATATTTGGTTCAATGCAAAACATTGCACCAGTATTTGATTACATAGACATAGATGGTTTAGTTAGTCATGTTCAAGATGTTTTAGGATTACCAGCTAAAATTATGAGATCAAAAGCAGAGGTACAACAAATCAAACAACAAAAACAGCAAGCCGAAATGGAGCAAATGCAATTACAACAAGCACAGCAAGTCGCTGAAGCAGCTGGTAAAGTAGCACCCGCTCTAAAGGTGGCTAATGAATAAAGATGATTTAAAGCAATTAACTATTGCTTACAAACAAGTTTTTGAATCTGACCATGGTAAAAAAGTTATGGAAGATTTAGAAAAGAGATGCAGCTATCATAGCACTACTCACATTAAAGGAGATAGTCATGAAAGCGCATTTTTAGAAGGAACAAGATCAGTAGTCTTGTTTATTAAAAATATGCTTAACAAAAAAGGAGAATAAAAATGTCAAGCGAAAATCAAGAGGTAGCAGTACCAGTTGAACAACCATCGGTACTGTCTGGAGACCCTAAAACAGAAACTCCACAAGCAACGACAGATTGGAAAGCTAGTCTTTCTGAAGAAGTAAGATCTGATAAATCTTTAGAGAATATTAAAGATATAGAAGGTTTAGCAAAATCTTATGTCCACGCACAAAAAATGGTTGGATCGGATAAAATTCCAGTTCCAAACAAATATGCAACAGATAAGGATTGGGATGCAGTTTATGAAAAACTAGGTAGACCAAAATCTGCTGATGGATATAAATATGACTTACCACAAGACAAACAAGTGGATGAAGCATCATTAAAAGAATTTTCAAGCCAAGCGCATAAGTTGGGATTATTACCAACGCAAGCTAATGGTGTTGTTAAATTTTATAATGAAATGACAGCTAAGTCTATACAGGATGCTGACAGTAAAGCTCTTGCTGCTAGAGAAACTAGCACTAAAGAACTTAAACAAGAATGGGGTCAAGCATTCGATCAAAAAATTAACCAAGCAGCAACACTAGCAAAATCAGTTGGTGCTACTGAGCTTTTTGATACTAATTTAGCAGATGGAACTAAACTGGGAGATCATCCAGTTATGATTAAAGCATTTGCAGAATTAGCGGGTAAGATGGGAGAAGATACTATAACACAAGCATCTGGACCAGCTTATTTGACACCAAACCAAATTGAAAAGCAAATTGGAGAACTAACGCAACCTGGTTCGGCTTATTGGGATAAAAACCACATGAACCATCAAGCGGCAGTTCAAGAAGTTTTGGCTTTACGAGAAAAGAAAAATCAAGTATAGCTGAAAATAATTAGGATAATCGAAAGACCCTAGTTGACACTATGAAAGTATAGGTTCCAGGAGAACTAAAATCGAGGAGCGACCCGCAAGGATAATCATCCGATTTAACATAAACACAAACAACAAAGGAGAACTTATTATGAGTTCACAAATAACTACTTCTTTCGTTGAGCAGTATAGTTCAAATGTATCTATGCTTTCTCAACAAATGGGAAGTAAATTAAGATCTTCTGTTGATGTGGAAAAAGTTACTGGGAAAAACGCTTTCTTCGATCAAGTCGGAGTTACAGCTGCTCAATTAAGAACGAGCAGACATGGCGATACACCTCAGATAGACACTCCTCATAGCAGAAGAAGATTGAGCTTGGCTGACTACGAATGGGCTGACTTAGTTGACGATGTCGACAAAGTTAGAATGCTTGTAGACCCAACTAGCTCATACGCTAGAGCGGCTGCGGCAGCGATGAACAGAGCAATGGATGATGTTATTATAACAGCGTTCAACGCATCTGCATCAACTGGTGTAGCTGGTGGTACATCTACAGCTTTACCTTCTGGACAAAAAACAGCAACTTCAGACCAATCAGATGGTTTGACTATTGCTAAACTTTTGGCTGCGAAGAAAATCTTAGATGATAACGATGTTGACCCTTCATTGAAGAGATACATTGTTTGCGGACCACAACAGGTATCAGATCTATTAGGAACAACTCAAGTTACAAGTTCGGATTACAACGTAGTTCGTGCTTTAGCAACTGGAGCTATTAATTCCTACTTAGGATTTGAGTTTATAATGTCAACTAGATTGAACAAGGATGCAACTTATACTTCTGACAGATTAGTTTTTGCATATACTGAAGATGCTATTAAATTAGGTATCGGAAGTGATATATCAGCAAAAATATCTGAAAGAGCTGACAAATCTTATTCAACTCAGGTGTACTATGGTATGTCTTTGGGTGCAGTAAGAATGGAAGAAGAAAAAGTTGTTCAAATTCCTTGTCATGAAGCATAATCAATAGAATAGGAGAAAATCAAAATGGGAACTAAAAACTCAGACTTAGTAGCAAATTTTGAAGCTACGCCACCAGTTCTTACAGATAGCGCTTTATTGCACGGAGTAGTTCGTGTTGCACAAGGCACTATAGTTGTAGCAGCGGGTGATAGTGATGATGATGATATTGTTATGCTTGCACCGATACCAAGTAATGCGGTTGTACCTCAAATATGGGTAGGATCAGATACATTTGGCGGTTCATGTACTTTCAATGTTGGAATTTATCAAAGTAATGGAACAGTAGTAGACGAAGATTACTTCGCAACTGCGGTAGCTGATGCTGCTGCAATGGCAGATGTAAGACACGAAGCTGCTGACATTAATACTGCTGGAAAAACAATGTGGGAAATGGCTGGAGCATCGGCTGATCCTGGAGGTTTCTACTACATAGCGGCTACTATGGCTGCTGCGGGTGGAACTGAAGGCGATATGTCGTTCAACATTCACTACGTTTGTAACTAGTAAAAAAGAATTTTAGGCGGGGAAAGCGAGAGTGGAACCCGCCTAGGATGCAATGACAAAGAAATTAGATAAACCAAAACTTGTCTTACATTTTAAAAGTGGAAATCATATTTATAGATACGTTTTGGTAGACAGATTTAAAAACGATAATAAGTATCATTATGGTTTTGATACTAAAGAAGAATTAACTGAAGCAGAAATATTTGCTTTAACAAAACCAAGAACATTAAGAAGAAAATATATAATTAAAAAGGATTAACATGGCATCAGTAGTACAAATTTGTAATT